GGTCGAATCTACTGCCGTATCTGCCGCTCGCGATGCTCTTAACGAACGAACTGTCGGCGGTGGAGACACCAGTGAAACAAGTCCATCTGTTATTACAAACTCTTCTACTTCCGTACCTACCGCTCGCGATGCTCTTATTACAAACTCTAGTCAACTTATTGAAAAAATTGCACTCAACAACAGTCCGTTCGAGTCCAACAAAGCTGCAATTGCTAGTGGTTCGCTTAATACCGAGAAAATCAATACCAAGGAATCCTCCGCACTTGTTGAGGCAAGAGAAACTACAAATAGCATGATGGCGCTCAATGAAACACGTCAGATGCTGAATTCTGTCTCTACTGTTAACAAAGAGCGGAGCGTTGAAAAAGCGATTGAGGCTACGGCAGGTGGCAGCGTCAAGCCGCTTGATGTAAGGTATGAATCTCAGGTCATCAACAACGTGGAGTACGTGACTGCAGAGCAGCATCGCAAGGGTATTAGTGAGGCGGCAGAGCGTGGTCGCGCTTTGACCCTTAGCGCCTTAAAGAACAGCGTGAAGGCGCGTCGCCAAGTAGGTATGTAATATGACAGTCGCAATCTGCAACTTTATCCGCTTCAAGCAAAACGGAGGTGGCTATGTTTCTGGTTACAATTATCAAAATTTTTATGTCGATCAAACTATCACTTATCAAAGCACATCTTATCTTTTCGCACCATTTGGCGTAAGCACTGGTGCTGGAACGAAAGGCGGCGATAGGAGTGATGCTGCCATAGCCGCTCCCCCTTCTGTTCTTGCCATTAATTTATTTGTCGAAGCCGCAAAGGAAAATTGGCTTTGTGAAATTAAATCAGTTTTGCTTGATCCTGAAACTTATGCAACTATTCAGGAAATAACAAGTGAGACATGGGTTTGCTCGCGCCCAGAAATTACAGTTGAGCGCTCTGCGTTACGCCTTGCATCCCCGCTTGATGCGGTTGACTCGCATGTACCAAAAAGAATGTTAAGTACCAAGCTTGTTGGCAGCCTTCCAAGCACAGGGTCAATCAGCGTGTCATGAGCAAAGATCAGCGCTGGATGAAATACATTGGGCTGCCATACAAGCTCAATGCTGACCCAGAAGGCGGGGAAGGAGCGGATTGCATTCGCCTTGTTTTGCGTGTTCTTGAGATGGGTGGTATTAAACCGCCGCCAGTCACAAGAAAGTGGTACGTGCATCTTGCACGCAAAGAGGGTGAACCAATCATGCAAGACTGGTTTGCGTATACAGAACAGACTTTTGGGCCAGAGGAATATTCAATGACACTGCTGATGCCTGGTGCAAATTTCTCAATTGCTATTGTTGTTGATGGAGGGCTTCTTGGCGTTCGCCCGCGTGCCGGTGTAGCTTGGGCACCATTGGAAAGTCTTAAGCCAATGAACTATCGTCGTTTCCGCCATGAGTGATTATCCGCTTCTCCCATCAGATCGTTACATTGCGGATCTTCTTGGCCTGACAGACGAGCAGTATCGCTTCTACGTTGCTGAAGTTAGAAGGCGTGCAGCACAAGGGCCTCAGCCGAGTGTCGTAGCAATTGGCCCTGACTGGTGGATTTATGCGCTGGTAATTTCCACTGTTTTATCAACTGGATTTTCCATCGCTGCATCGTTTTTTAAGCCACGCCTGACACAAAGCAGGCAGCCTGAGCTTAAGCAAGTTCAGACGCAGGGACAGAACATCACGAATATCAGGCGCTATGCGCCACGTCAGGGCTTTGACTCTATTCAGGATGTAGCAAATATTGGCGATCCAGTTCCTCTGATTTATGTTAAGCGGCAGGACATTGGTGGTGAGATTTACGGTGGCATTAGAGTTAACTGCCCATTGCTGTGGAGTGAGATTCTCACAATAGATAAAAGTCAGATTTTTCGTGCTATCTTTTTGATTGGCGAAGGATCGGATTCTCTTGCTGTTGACGTAAACAACATTGCCATTGGCAATAATACACTTGGCTCTTATCTGTTGGGCGGCAATAACAATGCAAGGTTTAGTGTTTATTTTAGGAATAACGGCGGGAGAATTGCTTCATCGGATAAAATCGCAGGCTCATCAAGTGATCCTGGTATCTCAACCCCAAGCGATGTGTATGCCGTTAAAAATGCTGCCGGTAGTTATGCGTCAAACTTTTGTCATGTTCATCGTCCAAATACGCAGACTCAGTTTGGTGTTTACTCACTGATTGGCAATGGATTGGGATATCGCGTAAATCCCAGCCTGCGCCCTGGTGTTAATGCGCAGTTGACGGTTGATGTTGAATCGAGCGGCGGCAAGAAAGGCGGTGGCGGAGAAGCATTTGGCATTGTTGTTTGTGAGTTGGATTATGTTTCGCTAGCGCAACGCGAAAAGCACAAGGCAAAGTTCTCCGGTCGGAGCGCCTTGACAAGCAATGCTGGCACGACATGGACCTATTTGTTATCTAAAACAACTGACGCTCTGACAAGCTTTGAGGCTGATGCGTCTGCTTATACATGGGTAGGAAGGGACAGAGTTGTTGAAAATCCTTTTCCGGGAATTGCAGACTCAACTGTAGATAGCTTTCTTTCACCAAGTGGCATCACCGCTTCTAACAATACGGTTTCTGGTACGTGGACATTCAATACAGCGCTTGCTGAATCAAGCCTTGGCTCCGTCTCGCCTGGTACTTATGTTATTGAGTACTACGTTTGGTACGAAAGCAGCTCTGGCAAACAGCTTCCGTTCGACCATGTTGTTACTGCGGTTATCACGGAAACCACGTCCGGGTTTACTACGACAAGAACGTACAGCTTTAGTCCTGTCAGCGTCACAAAAAGCGCTAACTTCTCAAAGAACTCCGATCACGAAGAAAAATGTGGCGATGCTGCTGCCGCAATCGCTGGTCGCCAAAAGTCTTATGACGACGCCTTACAGGTCGGCGGACTTTACAAAATAGGGACAGCGCTTGGAATTTGCACTGCCCGTACACCTGACACGGACTTCTTCAACTCTGATGCCGACTTTGAACCAGTCACGCCAAGTCAAGGGAACAACATAACCGCGACTTTTGCCATTACAAGATCTGGTACGTCGCAGACGATCTCTCAGGCTGACATTGAAAAAGACGCTAAAAGCAACCCGCCATTCTATACAGCAACTAATTTCCCTCATCTTTTCAGGATTGCCGTTGCTAATTTTGCAACGCTGCGTGAATGCAGGATTGTGTCTATTGGCATTAAAAGCGCACTCGGAATTCGCATCAATGGTCTTTGTAATTTTAAGGATGCGTTGACTTACGCAGAGATTGACGGCAAGGCGTGTCTAGATAAGCAGGGCGACAAACTGAAGCCCGGTGACTCGCTTGTTGTTGATATTTACAGCAGTGGTCAGATGAGCAGCTCTGAAGAGCGCTTTAGTTTCTTTAGGTTGCGCTACAGAGAGGCTAGTAAAACAGATGCCTATGGCGAGCTTCTGCAGTATACCGAGCTTCCGCAGTGCTTTGGCATTCGTGGTATTACGCAACAGTCGATCTTTAATAGCATTCAAATTGTGATGCCATCCGCAAAGCGGTGGGAATTTCAGATCGAGCCGCTCAGCGGGTGGGAAATTCGGTCTGGTGCAGCTACAGGTGATCTGGAGTTGATCGACTCTTCAGTTAAGAGCACAAGAAGTTTGACTGTTGGTGGTGTAACCGTGAATTTCTATGGATCGCAGTTTATTGCTGCAGGTAACAGAGCGACGGAGGGGCCTGTGAAGTTCCGCCTCGTTTCAGCACAGAGAGGCGGATTGGCTGAGGTTGGAGTCGGATATAGCGACGGCAGCTCCTATGCCGATGAGTGGGGCAAAGTGGCCGAGAGTTTTGTTTACGAAGAGATCAAGTCCAGCGCTGACAGTGGCCCTGAACACGAGATTGTCTACATCAACGAGTACATTGGAAATGCAACACCACCTCAATACGACAATCTTGCAATTCTTGGATTGAATATGCGCGCTGGCGTTGAATGGCAGCAGTTCGGGCAAATTTCGGCGTATCTGACGAATGGGCTGACTGCAAGCAATTTGTTCCCAGACGTGCTCACAGATTTGTTGACAAATTCTAGGTATGGCAAAGGAGATCAAATCTCTTCAGATCAGATCGACTCCACAAGTTTTACAGAGGCTGCGACATGGTGTTCCACTAATAAGTATTTCTTTGATGGTGCCGTAACCTCCAAGACGAACTTGAGACAGTGGGCGGCGGACGTTGCTGCAGCGCATTTGCTGATCTTTGGTGAGGCTGGTGGGCGTTTTTGGCTAAGGCCAGCGTGGCCGGGTTCAGTTGCCTCTCCATCGGCAATTGCGATCAAGGGGATCTTTACCGCCGGGAATATCAAGGAGGGTACCTTCGCGATGGAGTTT